CCATCCAGGACCGCTCTGGCGCCGTCTGGCGGCTGGTGCCGATGGAGAACGAGGCTCGGGAAGTCGAGTGGTCCATGACCAAGATATCCGAGCACGACACAGAGTTCTGCAAGCCGTTCATGACCCGGTTCATCCCGGTCCAGGGCGGAGGAGTCATCCTGAAGGCGTCTGGTGTGGAGAAGCGCCAGGACGCGGCGAAAAAGAACGTGGTGGAGATTGCCACCAAGCTCATCACCAAGCTTCGCACGGCGGACCGCTGGATGCCTCGAACGGAGCTGCTAACGGACGTGTCCGGCCGCAGCAACGACAAGTCAGAGGCGCTCTCCTACCTGCGCGAGCAGGGCCGGGTTGCCTACAAGCTGGAGGGCGCGGGGCACTTCTACCACTGGAATCCGAAGATGGACCCGAGGGCATGACGATTCTTGTTGACAGGCTCTGCGGGGCCTGTCAGAACTACCTCATGAACAACGTCATCGAGTTTCGCCCCATCTGCTGCTTCTGCCGCAACGGCCACGAAGCCTGCGCCTGCCCCTAACGGCGTGCGTCCCGGCGGGGCGCCTTCGCTGCGGCAATGAGCCGGCGCTTCAGGGCGTCGGCTTTTTGCTGTTGGGCGAGTTCCGAACCAGGTGCCGGCTGCGCCGGCTTGATGCGGTGAAGCATCATCGCTTTTTCGATGGCGTAGTGGAGCGAGTCACAGCAGTGGTCGCTGTAGGCTTGGTGGTGGTCGTCGTGGTCTTCGTTCCACGGGACGGTGGATATCTCCTCGATGAGGTCCGAGCAATCCTGATAGATGCGGATGTTGCCCGTGCGGAGCATGCCCTGCATCATGAAGATGCGCTCTTGCTTCAGGCCGGACTTCTCGCTCTTCTCGAACGGCAAGCCGTACTGCTGGATGAGCTGGCGGATGCCGAAGCCCTCCGCAGAGTCGCCAACCAGGTAAGATGCGCTGTACTGCTTCATCAGCTGGCGCGTGATGCCAGCAATCTCGTTGAGGCTGGTGCAGACCTGGCGCTTGGACTCCAACACGTGGCAGACCATCTGCTCGTGTATCATGTCGCCAATCTGCTCCTTGTGCATCGTCACGCGGATGACGTTCCACGCGCAAGGGCTGGACTCTCCGAAGTCCAGGGCGATGATGGTCATGCCCGCCAGCGGCATAAAGACGCGGTCTTCGACCACGCGGTTCCACGCCTTGCCGTAGCACAGGCCGTCCGTGGACAGGCAGAAGCGTCCGAGCCACTCCCGCTGATACTCGGGGTTGTCCTCCGTCCACTTCTTGCGGGCCATCTTCTTGTTCAGGATGGAGCGCGCGTTCGGGATATACGGGTTGTCAAAGATGGTCGCCCGATGGACCGTGAAGCCGTGTGCTGGTGCGCCGTCGTTCCCGCCGCAGATGTCGTGCCAGAAGCCCACGGGTGCATAGGACGGCGTCCCCGAGCAGATGATGCCGAAGCCGCCGCGGTCGGCAAAGTCCATCGTAGCCGGCTCTGCCGCCTCGAATACGGCGGTCCGGAGCAGGTCCTGGTTCAGCGCGCCACACTCGTCAAACACCACGCCTGGGTAGCGCTCGCCACGGAGCTTCTCAACCTCGGGCTTGGTGGACAAGCCCATGCACTGAATCTTGACGCCTCGGTCCGTGGTGACCAGGCCCTTGGAGCGGTTGAAGTCCAGGCGCATACCGGACTCGCGCGCGAAGCGCTCCAGGATTGGCCACAGGATATCCCGCGCCTTCTGCTGGGTGGCGGCCACGAACGGGTGGACCTCACCAGGCAGACCGTCCATGCAGAGCTTGACCGCAATGTATGAGGTCTTGCCCGTCCGGCGCCCACACAGGAGCGCCTTCAGGTCTGAACGGTCAGCATCGGCCTTCAGCGCCCACGGAGCGAGCCCCTTGCGCAGGTCATAGGTGGCTCGGAGGTCACTGAAGGCCCAATCGCTCATTCGTTGTCTTCTTCGTCCACCAGCTCGCCCTGCGCGACCGGTAGCTGCAGGGCCGGGTCGTCCGGCTCCAGGGGCGCCAGCTTGAAGCCGGCGTCATGAATGTCTTGGAGCAGCTGCGGGCTTGGATTCTGGAACAGGTGCCTGCGCACTGCGGGCATGTCGCCATCGTTCGGGATGGTGCTTTGCCAGGTCAGCTCGCCCTCCTCCTTCATCTGCTCCAGAAGGTAGGCTGCCCACTTAGGGTCACCAAGCCCAGTCGGTCCCCCCTTGGTGGCCGCCTCCAGCAGGCTCTGGAAGAGCTTGCCTTTGACGAGCCCGAGGGACCGGCGCGCGGCCTCCGCCAGAGCCCCGTACAGAGGATCCGGGTTGGGATAGAGGCCACGTTTAATCCAGAGCTGAAGCTCTCGCGGGTTGACGCCGCAGGAGTCTGCCGCCGCGGTTAGGTTGGGATACTTGCGGATGGCGCGGCAGAGGCGCTTGACCAGGTCTGGATTGAGGGTCTTGTCTTGACGTCGTCGTGGCATGTGTTATGCTCCCTCCATGCCGTACGCTGACCCGAAAGACCCGAGAAAAATGGCCAACCAGCGCAAACGCGCACGGAAGGCTCTGGGCATCGTAGATGCTCCGGATACCCGGCCTTTCGATGCTTGCGAGATTTGCGAGTCCGTCACTAACCTGGACTGCGACCATGACCACGAGACCGGGAAGGTGCGGGGCTGGCTGTGCCGGCGCTGCAACATCGCCCTCGGGTATGTGGAGCAGCCCGGTTGGTTGGACCGGGCCACAGCGTACATTACTCGGCCGCGCCCCTGATTTCGCTGTACGGGGTAAACCTGAAGTTGCGCCCGCGCCGCCGCCAGTCGATGGCGTGCATGGGGTTGAAGCACACCAGGTCGCCCTTGCGGACATCCGGCACTTCGGTCCGCTGCATCCGCTCCTTGCAACACGCGCACAACGAGCGGCCGTTGAACGTGATGCCGCGGCCGGCGCTGACGACCCGCTCCCATACGGTGGAGATGGGGCAGTCGCCCGCGCCCTCCATCATGCCATCGCGCTGGACCGTGTCCGGGAGGACCAGGAGCTGAGACACCTGCTCCTTCATCGCCATCGGGGCATCCTCGGTCATGACCACATCCAACAGGGCCTGGTAGTCCTCCTGGTCCGTGAGCGGGTTGGTGAGCCGCGCCAGGAGCGCAGAGAACGAGACCGCGATGATGGGCTGGCCGTGGATGATGACTGGCGGCCCAATCATCGCCAGGTTCCACAGCACCAGGTCACCCTTGCGCAGGTCCGGGATGTCCGGGTGGAGCTGGTCACCGGGGCCGACCGCCAGGACCTCGCCGTACACCACGCGCGGCTCGATGAGGCCGTTGGCGCGGTTGACGCGGATGACGCTGGCGTAGTTGTCCTCCAGGTCCTCCCGCGGCTTTAGGACGACCTGGTTGGAGAGCGGACGCATGCTTGCCATTATCGACGGCCCTTTCCTGCGCCTGCGCGCCTGCGGTCTGCCGCCTCCATCGCTGAGGCCTGCGCCATCGCAGCGGCAAACTCGTCACGTTCCTTCTTGTTCGGGTCCACGACAGGCGTCCGCCGGCTGCGGAACTTGCCCGTACCCTGCTCGCGCTCGACAGCGGGCGTCTCTGCCTTCTTGGTCGTGCCCTTGGACTTCAGCTGCTTCAGCTCCAGGAGCTGCGCGATGATTGGGTCCTTGGCGGCCAGCTTCACCAGCTCCGCCTTCGGGACCTTCAGGCCCTTCTTGACCGGGTCCCACTGCTCGGCCGCGATGCGAACCACAGCCTCCGCCGCGCCCGCCACGCCCTCCAGCGGCGTGCCCTTCAGGAGCGCGTTGGCGCCTGCCAGGTTCTTGGCCTGGACCGCCTCGGGCGCGGGCTGGCTGGCCTTCGCCTTGGCCTGCTCCGCTGCCTCCGCGTCGGCCTGCTCCTTCGCGGCCATCTCGCGGAGCTTCTTGCGGTAGATGACCTCCGCGGGAGACATGCCGGATGCAGCCTTCGCCAGGCCCTCCGCAATCTGCTTGTAGATCACACCCTCGGGAGCCAGCGCCTCCAGGATGTCCTTCGCTGCCGTGTACTCCCCAAGCTTCAGGGCGTGCTTCAGGTCCACCAGGTGGCCGTACGTCTTCTTGCCGTCAGCGATGATGGCCTGTGCGTTCTGCTCCTTGGCGGCCGCATCCTTCAAGATGCCGTCCGCGCGCGCCTTCAGGTTCTTGGCCTCCGCCAGGCCCTTGCGCATGGCGATGAGCTTGGGCCCGTTGACGCCAAGGACCTTCGGGTCGACACCCAGCTCCTTCAGCGCATCCTCGATGTCACCGTCGATGAACTTCTGGCGAATCGAGGCTACATCGTCGGATACCGGCGCATCATCTTCGTCATCCTCCGCCGGTCCATCATCGTCTCCAGCATCGGGAGAACCATCTGTGTCGTCAACCGGTTCAACGCTTTCGGAGGAATCCTCATCTCCAGCCGCGCCGTCCACAGCCACGTCAGAAGCCTTGGCGTTGACAGGTTCATCGGGCGTCTCCTCTGCGGCACCTGCCGCCTCGTTCAGGGCTGCGGCGAATTCTGCCGCGTCGTTGGTGTCAGACAATCGGTGCTCCTACTGGTGCGGCCGGAGCCGCTGTTTGGTCTGCTACGCCTGGGAAGATGGTCCCTGCCCCGGCTGCGTCGGTGTTGATGCTCGTGGCCGCCTGCGCTGCGTCCTGGTCCATGTAGTCCGAGGCCTCTGCCAAGAACTTGTCGAACCAATCGAGAATGTCGCTCGGGGCGCCGCGGCTGCGCGCCTGGAGCTGCGCCAGCTGGACCTGGCGGAGAGCTGCGGGAAGGTCAATCCATTCCGTCGGCCCCTGGTAGAAGTCCTCCTCCAGGCGGTCCTCCGGCTTGGCATGCAGCCACTTGTCAATCTGCTTTTCTACCCACTGCTCTTGCGCCAGGATGAGCGCGCTCTTCTCCTGCGTGGCATAGGTCTGCTGGATGCTTGCGAACTCCGTGCCTGTGATGAGGCCCTGCTCCAACCAGCCATAAGCCATCTCCATGCGGGCCTTGGGGCTGTCCTTCTCTTCGGAGACGGCCGCAATCGTGATGGTGTACTTGGACGCATCCAGGTCCAGGTCTGCCGCCTTAATCTCCTCTGCCTTGTCGCCCCGCGCCCACACGCGCGAGAACTCGGGGTTGTCCTCCAGAAGCTCTTCCAGGGCCTCCACAATGCGGCGCGCGTTGTCGACCGCCCGGCACTGGATGAGCCTGCGCTCCTGGTCTGCATAGCGCTCCGTCGCCAGCTGCGCGACCAGATGCTCGTGTTTGCCGCTCGTGGTGCCCGGCTGCTTGGTGGCGGCCGTGTGTTGCTGCGCCATGCCGGAAACGTCGTGGCAACCAGCTGCCATGCGGTCCACGAACGCCGCGGTCATCTCGTTGTACTTGGGGGGCGCAACGAAGTTGAAGTTGGCGGGCGGGACGTTCGAGCGGATGATTGCCCAGCCGCGAGCCTCGTCCAGGTCGCCTTCGCGCTCTGCGTTCTCCGGGAGGACCAGGACGCACTGCGGGCTATTCCGCTCTGCGTTGTCCATGTCGCACAGCATGCGGTTCTCGCGCATGGCCATCTCGTAGATGTTGCGCGTCATGGGCGTGCCCCACACGGAATAGAGCGAGCGCTCGTAGTCCCACTTCACCCAGGGGCCGTTCTTGCGGTCGAAGTCCCGGTCGCGCAGGATGGTCCCGTCTTCCAGGACCCACATCTCGCGCCCCATCTGGCCCTTGTACTTCAAGAACCAGCCCTGAACGACCTTGACGCCGCGCCGGGGCTTCAGGTCGTTGTCATAGTCGGTGTCCGTCTGGATGGTGCCATCAAGGCACATGTCCTCGTTCGCAAAGATGGCGTCTTCATCATCGGGGAAATCCGCCGCCAGCTCATCCGCATCGCGCCAGACCGTGCGCACCAACGAGACGATGCGGCCCCATCGGCCGCTCTGCTCGATGCCCACAGCCATGGTATCATCCAGCTCACAGCGCACGCCATCGTCGCCCGGGAAGTAGAACACCATGTAGGAGCCCGTCACGCAGATGGCGAGCGTAGCTCCGTGCCTGTGCATCTCGTGGAGCGTGGCGAAGTGGCCTTGCGGCTGCTCCACTTCAGCGTCCACCATGCGGCCCATCCGCACAGCCTTCACGGACTCCTCCCAGCCACCGCGGTTGGTCATGAACTGCGCCAGCGGCGTGTCGTTGCTGGTGAGCTTCGCCACCGCGGTCATACCGATGGAGCGGGCCGTGTTCTTGATGATGGGAGCGTCCAGCAGGTCGCCGAACACGTCCCGGTTGTCGAAGTGGTAGCCGGAGCCCTCGAAGCTGGTCAGCTCCAGGCCCTCAAATAGGCTGGCGTAGGCTCGCGCCTCTCCGCGCCTCGGGCCGTTGTCCCGGAGCGTGTCCCGAGCGGCCCGGAGCAGGAGCTGGGCCGCGTCTTCGCTGCTGTCGACCCGGTACCACTTTTCGTGTTCCAGGCCCTTATCAAGGTAGTGCGCCATTAAGCCTCAAAATGGGCGCCGCGGCTGTCTTTCACGCGCGCGGGCTGGATGTCAAGGAGCGTCCGCAGCTCCTCATAGACCTCGGGCGGCAGGACGACCAGGTCGGGCTCTGGCTCCTTGCCGGGCCGCTGACGGACCGGGAACAGGTAGCGTTTCACCTGAGCGCCCCGCCGCGCGGGTGCCAGTACGCCAGGACGTTCAGCAGGTCCTCCGTCGCTTCGTCCAGGCGAACCGCGGCGACCGGAAGGTCAATGATGCAGTTGGTCGGAATCTCCAGGGTGACCTCCACGCCGTCAGCGCCTTCAAACGTCACGTCCAGCGCGCCGGCCGTGGGGTTGGAGACAATCAGCCCAGACGTGGCGCCCTTGGCGTTTGGCACGGCCTCGGTAAGGTCGACATCCGCAGACAGGCTGACGTACTTGCGGAAGTATGGTGCCGAGCGCTCATCGCGCTTGCCGCTGTTTTTGAGTCCCATGATTGAGTACCTATTCTGGCATGCTTATTGCTGCATGTCAAGCATTATCCGCCGGACGATGGTCCGGAGGCGATGGAGGCGATGCCGCGAGGGCTGTCGATGGAAGTTTCCAGTGTCCCGCTCGGGAGTCCTTCAGGGTTGGGCGGGGCGACCGTCATGGCGTTCTTGATGTTCTTCGCCACAGACGGCTTCCACACGCCTCCGAGCGTCGCACCAAGCTTGAACATCTGCGCCAGGTACCGGATGCGCTCGTACGGCGGCCGCACGGGGCTGTCCACCACAGCGTTCAGGGCGTCCGTCTGGAGCTGCGCGAAGATGTCCGGGTGAACCGCCTCGATGGCGCGCGCCTGCTCTGGAGTGGCCTGCATGGTGGCGAAGTCCTGGACGACCGCGCCCGGGTCCATGACCGCCTCCCAGAGCCGCGCAAACTGGCGGATTGCCTGAACGTCCGGCGGCGTGGCGTGCTTGCCCAGCAGGCTGTTCTCCACACCAGGTGGCATGTTCTGCCCGAGGTAGTTCATGGCCGTCACCATGCGCTCCGCAAGCCGGAAGTGGACCTCCGGATAGGCCTCCGCCAGGTCACCCACGCTGGAGCTGATGGCGTCCACCAAAGAGTCTGGCTCTTGGAGCGCCGTCACGATGCTCTGGCGC